ATTGAACCATTTGTATTCAATCTAACAACACTTGCTTTTGATGCTCCACTATAAGCAGTGAAATCACCACCAACAATAATCTTACCATCAGATTGAATTGATAGAGACCAAACACTAGCATTGAAACCAGTTCCAATAGTAAAGGTTGTATCCAAAGAACCATCAGAATTTAATCTAACAATTCTGTTTCTTGAAGTTCCATTATAAGAAGTAAAATTACCCCCAACAATCAACTTACCATCTGATTGAATTGCGATTGCAGTTGCATCACCATTGAAGCCTGTTCCATAAACGAATGTATCATCAACACTGAAATCAGCATTTAATCTGATTATTCTATTTGCTGCAGTTGAACCATAAGATGTGAAATAACCCACATAGACAATTTTTCCATCAGGTTGTTCAATCATCATTTCAGGATTTGATGCTCCACTCTGCCAAGCACTCAATGTATAACAATCAAAGTCAGGATCAGATATAGCCATAGTCAAACTATCTCCTGATTGAATTATTGGAGTTTGTAATGATATGAAACCTGACCCATATCTATCACTTGAATATAAGGTGTTATTCACATAGGTTTCAATCTGAGCATCTCCCTGTTGTAAGAACATCTCAATAGACCCAAAAGGAGACCCACCAGTATCTGTTATTGTTGTATTTGACCCACCAATAAGGTCACCTTGAATTAGGGGTAATGATCCACTTGTAATGGTCAATTCCCCTGTAATGCTACTCGGAGTAGATAAAGAAGTGATTACCGCTGCTGCCGAAGTATTTGATATTGCAAAACCCATATTTTTTTATTTTTATTATTTAATTTATTTATTTAATCAGTTATCGGACCACCTACAACCCAAGCATCACAAGTCCTACTAGCTGCACACTTAAAGTCATAAGCCTCACAATATCCCAAATCTCCTGCTTTAATTGAATCATAAGGATCTACTCCGACATCACCCAAACCAGATGCTATACAATCCAATATTTCCTTTGTCTTCACAAAGAATACACAATTACCACATAACGCCTTTTTGGCATCATCAGGTTTTTGATTGAATCTATCAGCCTTTGCCTTCCAATAATCCTCATTTGGAAGATTGGGGTCTAATGGACCATAATTGGCTTGGTCAATACATTTCTGTCTGTTGGCAATGTTCAATGGAATATCTAATGTTGCTGGTGGGCAATCTTGAAACTCCACTGGCTCAACCAATAAGTTGTCCTCATTCAAAGATATTGGTCCTGAGGACACAACAACCTTTGATGCGCATCTGGCATACGACTCTTTGTAATCTAATCCCTGCGCCTTCTTCTTGGCTATACAATCCCCGAGTATTGTTCCTTTTGTATCCTTCTCCCCAAACTCTTCTAAACGAGCCCAATACTTGTAATATGAGTTGAATGCGTTGAGACATTGACCCATTCGCTCCTTCATATCTTTGAACTCTTCCTTCATCTTTGGATGAGCCGAACATCTCTGTAAATATCGTCCTCTGTTCTCTGACTTCTTAGGCTTCAATACAAATACCTCCACGGCTTCATTATAGACCGATACAGACATTTTCTCGTCTGCTTGGGTATAACATATCGCTGACGCTTGTTCTTGTCCGTATTCGTCTATAATTGAGGAAATACAACGGGACACAAACTGGTCTTTATCTTCGTCTTTTTTTCTTTGAGGAATTGGCATTACAATTTAGATTTCAATAATTTATTTTCATTATGGAGTTTATCTATTTTTGACTCCAATTCCTGAACCTTTATGTTTAATGACTCAATTTCTCTTTTCAAATCGTCAATAATCTGTCTATACAAATTCACAGATATTTCAAGGTTTTTTAATACCTGATTATCTGTGTCTGCTTGTTGTCTTCTACGACCTATAAACCATCCTGCTATCGCAGTCAATCCGTTTGAAATAAGTAATATTAAAGTTTCGTTCATTTCCTATAATTTAATATCCCCAAAGACAAGCGTATTCTGGTCCTGAATAATAACCAATACCTGCTCTTTGCATTCCTGATGCTATATCATAACCTGAGAATCTACCATTAGTCAGTTCTACACCTGAGAAATACTGCTTTCCTAAATGTGGCATAAGACCATTCTGTGTTGAATAGTTGAATACATCAGGGTATAAGTTAGAATTCCAAATAATTTGTTCAATCATTCTTTGTTCAAAGAATTGAGACCTGTCATCGGCTCTAGTTTGGAACCATTCCATTTCTTTTATGGTTATGGTTTGTTCTGCACCATTTACGATCCCATTATTTTTAATTCTGCCCCAAATACTACCCAAACACTCGGCGTATGCCGCCCACAAAATAAGAGGTGCCGCGAAGTATTCAATAAATTCTGTGTCAGTTTGACTCAAATTTGAATTGATAACTCCGTCCAATAATTTCTTGTAATATTTACCGCCGATGATGTATTCGAGTTTAGCCTGCTGTGCATAACTAATAAATGGCAAAATCACCTGACTCGTTACATTTTGGTCAATATCTGTAAAGTTTTTGATTTTGGTCTCTGAGACCAATAGGACATTTTGAGGAATTAGTGCTGACATTCTTATATTAGAGTTTCATTTTTATCTTCATCAACAGCAACATCCTTATTCACATTGACTGTTTCAACAGGTGCTGCGTCAGGAATGGTCACCATTTCAAATTGTTTAATTTCTATTTCTGCTGGTTTTCCATCTCTCAATCTCAATAACTTTTCAAACACAACCTTTATCTCTTTTTGGATATTAAAAATAACCAAATGTTGAAAGTGATCTTGTGCTTCGAGGTGATTCGGCTGCCCAAGAGCACCAGGTGTTCTGATTCCCAATAACTCAGGTGAGGAAATTTGATGTGAGGTGAGGATAGATTCTTGAACCTTTTTTGATAATTCAATAAACATCGTATCAGTTCCATTTGTCCCAATAGATGTAATTTCAGGTGCTTCCTCTTTTGAATTGGAAAAGGTCAGCATCAATTTTCCTGGATTATTGGAGCCTCCATATTTCGCCGAAATCGTCTCGTAAATCTCTTGTCTCTGCTCGGGTGCGGGCACCCCTGAGTTGAGAGCCACGAATAAAGATGGTTGTAATCCATTCACAATATTTGAGTGGAACCAGTTGTATATTTCTACCTCTGTCGCAATACTTGTAGCACCTCCCCAATAAGTAGGTGTTGCATAATATTCATTACCTGGTGAGTGTGTTGTATAATAGAATACCTGAGATGGGTCATCATCATTGAAATTCATTGATGGTAATTTTCTCGGTGGGAATTTTTTAACATTAGCCCAATCAGAAGAATAATAGTATTCATTTACATGGTCGTTGATATCACTTCTACCTGCTCTCAATTTTGAGGCATCCATAGCATACATTTCAAAACCTAAATCCCGATCTCTTTTATAAACTATATTGATAGCAAATGCTCCATAAAGAATAAAATCCAAAGTGCATTTATTCCAAATATCATATAAGGAATCTCCCAATGAATTGACCATCATAAGACGAGAATTCTCCCCGTCCTTCAACGACATTTCTTCTCCCCTAACTCCATACCACTTGGACATTATAGACGCTCTGTGGGTCGGAGATGTGTTATAGAGACGGATTAGTTCTTGGGGAGCAAGGTTTGCGATACCATAAAATACCCATGGCGTTCTATTGTTGTATCCTGGCTGTTCTTCAATGATTGGTACTCGTGCTTGCTGTCCTTGAAACACTCTGAATAAATCACTATCTATTTTTTTTTCTTCCATATCTATAAATATATTATTTTCTATGTTCCATCATTATTGATTTATAGTTGTTCCTGATGGACTATAATATCCTGTCCATTCAATCAATGGTAAGTCCTTTACCCAAATATAATCTACATTGGTGCAGAACTCCATTTCTTGAGTTGATATAATCCAATTAGCGTTAGCATCTTGTATGGGGTTGAAATAACTATCTATGGTGTATAATTTACCTTCCACCGCTTCTTTTTCAATTAAAGATAATAATCCTACTAACATTTTAATATGTATTTCTTCCTAATGAAGTTTGATATGTGTTTATTATATTTGATAGATTGACAATTTCTGTATTTGTCAGACCAGAACCTATTGTTGCGAAAGCATATTGATTGTCGGAGAAATAACTAGCTCCAAAAGCAGTATGTTGTGCTCCAATATATAGAGTTCGTGTGAAATACAATATAGGTGCATTCGCAGTTTCTGTTGCTATATTACTTCCGTTTCTATAAAGAGTTCTATCTGTTGCACTTCTAACAGAACCAACAGTCATACCTGATGCTGATGCTTCTGATGTTGTAGATACTCTACCACCTGGAAAATCACCAGAGTCAAACAAAGTATTATTACCAGTACCAGATGATCGTTTAGCGGTAAGGTTAAACATCTTAGTCAATGACCCCTCATCATCATTAGATCCAATATCATAAATTCTATCACCAGTTCCTTGAAGATTGACATAAATAGATAAGTGAGTAGTACCAGTACCGAATACTGTGCTAGGCGCAATTGATGTATCAGCATATCCATTAGTTCCATTACCCTGCATACCATTTACGGTATGTGTCCATCCACCATTGAATACAAGATCATAAGTTCCACCAGAAGATTTTGCGTTTATTGAATGAGATGCTGCGACACCACCCAATACAGGATAGAATGCGGTTATCTTATCCCATAAGTTATTAGAGAATAATGAATTAAACATTGTTATGGTTGCTCCCGATGCAGTTGAATTCACAGTTCCCCCTGATGTTACAACCCTATTCAAGTAATCAATCGCTTCAGCAGAACCTAATGGTTGAGTTGGAGTCGGAGTTGGAGTCCCTGTTTGTGTAGCAGTATTTGTTGGAGTTTGTGTAGTGGTATTAGTTGGGGTCTGAGTTGGTGTCTCAGTATTTGTTGGAGTATTTGTTGGTGTTTGTGTAGGTGTCTGAGTTGGTGTCGTAGTAGGACAAACACTCGGATACGAAGCGTAAAAATTAGAACCAATAAATACATTACTTTGATTTAATCCACTTCTAATATATCTTTCAGTTCCGTTTGAGGTAGTGTCTGTGAATCCATATACTACTAATCCAGTGTTTGGACTACCAAAAGTGGAGGTTGTGCCAGTATAAAAAAACCATCCTCTATCGGTAGTTGAATTGAAAAATCGTGTGATAAATCTATTTGATGATTGTTCTTTATACACAACATAGTCTAATGAGTTTGGTGCTGTTCCTGTAATAAAAGTTGATGATGTTTGCTGACGATAAGCGTAATTCATAGTTCCACCAGTCCAAACATAAACTCTATCATAAGTTCCGTCAAATGCCGTCATATTTGATGTTCCTTCACTTATTATTACTTGCTCCCCGCAAAAAGGATTACTGGTTGGAGTAATGGTCGGAGTATTCGTTGGAGTTGAAGTATTAGTTGGTGTCTGAGTAGGAGTTTCCGTATTGGTAGGAGTTATGGTTGGAGTTGGAGTTTGAGTTTTTGTTGGAGTTGGAGTTTGACTAGCAGTATTTGTTGGAGTTTGAGTTGGAGTTCCAGTTGGAGTTGGAGTTTGACTAGCGGTATTTGTTGGTGTCTGTGTTGGAGTTCCTGTTTGAGTTGGAGTTTGACTAGCAGTATTTGTTGGAGTTTGAGTTGGTGTTCCAGTTGGAGTTGGAGTATTGCTAGCAGTATTTGTTGGTGTCTGTGTTGGAGTCCCTGTTTGAGTTGGTGTTGGAGTTTGAGTTGATGTTGGAGTTGGTGTTGGAGTTTGAGTTGATGTTGGAGTTGGTGTTGGAGTTTGAGTAGCGGTATTTGTTGGAGTTGGAGTTGGTGTTAAAATTTGTGTTCCAGTTGGTGTTGGAGGATTCAACTCATTTGGCGCGAATATATAATTTGAGTTAAATTCATTGTCAGAAATAAACTCAATATAATAATCATTTGTTGTGTCTGCTGATGATACAAGTACAACCGCTGTTCCATATTCAACGGCACCATCTGATAATGATGGATTTAAGTTCCCCGATCCAGCAGGTTGTTGATAAATTCCATAGTTGTACTGACCTTCGAACGGGAAGGCAATCTCACCAACACCAGTTCCTTCAATAAATTCAAACTCATCATATCTGCTTCTTGAAACAGATATATCAGTCGGAATAAATCTAACTTGTTGTTTAGAAAAAATGTGTGTAAAAGAGAATAACCACTCAGGATTTGGAATCGTTGAGTTTTGTGATACCGTTACAACAAGTGAATTTCTCTGTTTGGTTTTGATTATCAGCATATCAATTAAATATAACATGGGGAGTGTTTGCTCCCCATGTTGAATATTCCTTTATTATCCTTGAACTGTGATACCAGTAGCAATAGATGCTAAGGAACCAGACAGTTGATTCATTGGATTTGGTTCGAGATATTGGAATGTCATATTGTATCCATTCGCATCACCCAATGCTTTACCAGTTACTGATGTACCAGCACTGATGAAACAACCATAGGTTTGACCCAAATAGAAATATTGACCATTATTATCTTCCGCCACAATTGCTAATCTCTGTGATTGAGCAAGGGTCTTCAAGATGTTTCTCTTGTCTTGACCAAGTTTGTTGAAATAAGTTACGATTTCTCCTTGATAGAAAACTGTACCATTTTCTAACGAAGCATTCACTGTTTCAGTTAGTTGTGATGAAGTTCTAATAAGTTGGAATTCATAAAATGTTCCTGTTCCTGATATTGCAGTGATGGTATCACCTGTGGTTTGAGTAAGAGAAGTCACATTTGTATAATCTGTGATCCACAAAGTTGCTAAACCACCTGTGTTATCTCTACATCCAAGTTGGATACCTGCTGTTAAATTACAAGCCATTATATGTATAGTTATATTTTTCTGTTTATTTGTATAAAAGTGGAGGGGTATTTATCCCCTCCACATAATTTGTTGGTTATTAAGCCAATCCGTTAGTTACGAAGAACTGAGGGAACGCTAGAGCAGTACCCAATTTCCAAGCGACCATCATTCTTACCTCTTGGAAGTCCTGAGACCACCATGCTCTGAATGAATCTTCGTCAGAAGTCAAGTCAGTTCCAACAAGGAAATACTGCTGAGGACCTAACACGATAAGGTTAGAACCATTCAAACCTGGTACCCCTACCACTCTGTAATTAGTTTGTGGGTGTAATATTGTATGAACAGAACCTAATTTATTTACAGATGAGTCAATGTAGAAGTTATTTACATTTCTAACAGCAGTCAAGTAACACTTGAACTGTTGCTCACTCATAAAGATAACAATGTCTTCTCTTGAATAGATGTTTCTATCCATAGCGTTAATCAAGTTATCAACCTGAGCCAAAACAGAGTTTGCTTTTTCAACAGCAGAAGAACCTGTTACAGAACATAATGCAGTTTGACCTGTCAATGCTACAACACCACCAGTGTTAGCCAAAAGTTGTTTGAAACCTGAGAATGTTGAAGTTCCTGAGGAAGCATTCCACAATAGATCCTCGTTGTAGCGCTTAATTTGGCGCGTCTGGAGGTCGATAATAGCCTGTTCGAACGGTGCTTGTTCGTTGTAAGAACCAGCGTTCAAATACTGACCCAACCATAATGTGTTGAGTTCCTGTAAGCAAAGTGATTGATTTACTTTTAATGCTTGAACTGTGATTGGAGCAGTTGTAAATTCTACTGTTCCTGCGTTGTTCCATCCGCAAGTTGTTCCTGTTTGAACAGAAAGGGTTTCAGAAA